CTACGCACACCTTTGCACGCCCGCGTGCGCCCTGCGAGTCACTGCGCACTCAGGCGCAGCAGGGCCTGCAAGGGTGCCGGGTTCATTCTCCGAGGGTTCGAATCCCTCTCTCTCCGCCAGACATGGCGACAGCCAAACCCCTGATTACGTTAAAGTTTTCAGGGGTTTTTTATTGCCTGCGATTTGAGTTAGGGCAAATTTAGGGCAAAAAAGGCACTTTCAGGACCCCTCAGCACCGCTCTGGTCACGAAACCCCATCATCTGCGAAACCATCCCCGCCATGCTCTTGGTGTCCTCGGGAATCCACCGGCCATAGTGTTTCTTTACCATGCCGGTATCGGTATGGCCAAGCTGCCTGGCGACCCACTCAATCGGCACGTAACTGGACAGCGCCTGACTGGCGAACGTGTGGCGGCATTGGTTAGGGCCGCGGTGCCGGACCTTTGCCCGCTTCAGGATGCTGGTAAACCACCGGTTAACGCTGGCCGGATTCCAAGGCATGCCGCTGGATCCGTTGCGGAACACAAAGCGGATGGCCTCCTTCTTGCGCTTGACGTTGTCACGCTGAATGACCTCAACCGGTACCGGGGGCAGGAGGTAGGTCGCCTCCCGCTGGCGCTTCAGGTGTTCGATTGCCGGGTCTATCAGATCGATCTTTCGAACCCGGCTTTTCTCCTTGGGCACCTTGTATATCGTTTCCACCCGGGCACGCCTGACCATTGCGGTGCCGGCGTCCAGGTCGATGTCATCCCAGCCCAGCCCGATCAGCTCCGACAGACTCAGGCCGGACCAGCACCAGAACATGATCATGTTGATATCGTGCACCCTTGTGGTTGATACCGCAGCGATTCGCGCAATCTCTTCGCGGCTGAACGGATCGGCTGAGTCGTCGCCATCGTCCTGCTCGATGTTCTTGATCCGGTCCAGCGGGTTGCTGGTGATGATGCCATCACTGAAGGCATTGCCCCACACGCCGCGGACCACAGTGAACACGTCGTTGACGGTCTTCGGCGCCAGGGTCTTGAGCAGCGCGGCCTGGAACAGCTCAAGGTCGCTCATGCTGATATCGACGATCCGACGCCGCCCGAACTTCTCAATGACGTGCTTGGCCTTGTGGCCATAGTTACGGCTGGTGCTGGCCGCCTTCTTGGCTTTCATCACCTCCAGCCAGCGCTCAACGCCTTCCGCCACTGTGCGGTTCACCTGCTTGCCGCCACGGCCGGAGAATATCAGGGCCCGCGGCGAATCAGGGAAGTGCGCCGCGTAGTCAAAGCGCCCTTCCTTTATCTCTGCCAGGATGGTGCGGCGCTTGTTGTCGGCATAAGCGATGCTGGCCTTATTGACCTTGACGATGCCGGGCAGGGGTTCGCGGCACCGCTGGCCATTCAGCATGAAGCTGATACGCAGTTGCTTGCCGTTTATTTCCACGCCGCGCGGCATCTTCTCTGTCACACCGAACCTCCCAGCCAGTCTTGAATGGCATCACGGTTGTAGACGATACGGTTGGCGGGGTCTTTGCGCCAGTGCTTGCCCTCCAGCCACTTGCCTTCTGCGCGGTACTTCTTGGCCGCGTCGGGCGTGATACCGAACACCGGTACCAGCAGTTCCTGACGGAACCAGGCGCCGGGCGTGATGTGGTACTCGATCTTTTCTGCTGCACCCATATGTCATGCCTCCCGGCTCAGTTCTGCCTGCTGCGGCGAGCCTTCAGTCAAGGCCCACATCGTATTGTTGTTCGTGCTTTGATCTGTACGAAAAACAATGCCGTCGCGCTCCATGCGCTCAAGCTCTCGACGAATCACCTTGGTCTCCTCGTTGATGCTGAACTTGAACCACCAGGTGCAGTAACCCCACACGCGGCCAAAGTTCGCCATCTCGCCGTACAGCTTTCCGTATCGCTCAAAATCTGCATCTTTGCGGCGCTTCATTTCAGCGACAATCGCCTCGCGCAAGGTCGGGTTGTGCTTGGTGGACATTGCTATGCCTCCCGGCGTGTAGGGTGGTTACTCGTCGTTGCGCGTGAAGTCGTCGAGGTCTACGCGCCAGTTCTCGATCTGGCCGGTGCCGTCGATCTTCATGATGATGTAGTCGCCGTAGCCGCTGCCGCCCGGACTGAGGATGTCCGGTACATAGCCATCCTTCTCGGCCAGAACATTGAGGTCAGCATCAAGCAGCAGGTAGCGACCCTGGTCGCATACCTTGTAATGGATGTCAGCGGTGACGCCTTGCGGCCAGTCGACAACCTTGCCCGTTTCCAGCTTGATGATCGGGCTCCACACGCGACCGACAAGGAAGGGCATCTTCGGCTTTTCTTCGTCGTCCGTGACGCCGTTCAGCGCAGCGTCTTCGTAATAGCGCGCCTCGGCTTCGACCTTGAGATATACAGGGCTGATCAGCTTGCGCTGAATAACTTCGATTTGAATTGGCATGGCAATACTTCTCCCTCCGGCGCTGCCGGATACGTTGGAATAGGGGATAGCCCGACAGGGGTAATCGGGCGGATATAGCGGGGTGGGGCTATTGCTGGCGCTTGATCCTGGCCTGCTCAATTATTGCGGCGCGTCCGCGAACCGACGCCCCGCCTTCGTATTGGATGTAGGCCATCGACTGCCGCCCATGACCGCAGCAGGCGTTCCAGATCGGCCCTGGCAGCATTCCCAGGCAGCCGTCATGGCCTTCTCGACTTGGAGGCATGCCGCAGTCGGCGCATGGGCCGCGCTGGCCGCTGCCTGCTAGTTCTGGGGTGTACATTCCGACTCCTTGCCCTGCTGGGCTAGGGCTGCGCGCGCGCGTCCATATTTGCGAGCAGCGCCCGGTGATGTTCCGGTGCCAGCGATAAGCTCGCTGATGATTTCTTCCAGCTCCGCTATCCGCGCCTTGTCTGCTGCGCGGGAGGCTTCGAGCTGCTGTATTTCAGCGATTCGATGCCGCGTACCATGGTTGCGCCCTTCGTCGTATCCGCGCTGGTAGCTGCCTGCTGGCTCTGTGTTCGACATTGCGGCTTCGTGGGCTGTGAGGCGGATGACCGGAACACTGTGGCCATCCTCTGGCTTGTCTATCAGACTAATCCCTGAAATAAGCCCATCGCCAAGTTTTTGCGCCATACGCTCAATAACGAATCCCAGCACGGCTGGCTTACTCGCTGTCATGGGGTTGCTCCTTTATGTTTACGCCAAATCTCTCTGCGCTAAACCAGAATCCAGCCTCGCAGACCCAATAGCTTGGTTTCCCGCACTGCCCGCATTCGTACCTGGTGGCTATCGGGTGCCCGCATTCAGAGTGTGCTGATTCATTTTCACAGTCCGAACTCCATGTGTTGCAGTGCGGGCAACTGAGGTTGAGACCGTGTTTACGCAGATACGCTTCCCGGTGGTTTGAGGCCGCCCAGTCTCTGATGCGCCTCCACAGACTCATACCCCCTCCTTGCGCTGGTGGGCGGCGACTTCAATGACCTCCAGCAATTTGGACAGGCCGTCGTCTGTGTTTTCGTACCAAGCCTGTGCTGCATCTTGGATTCGGGAGACCAACCCCGCCACGTCCGGGGCAGGCGCTGTCTTGGCGCATGGGCGCTTGTCGTCTCGACTGTTGCGAGCGATGCGGACAAGCAGGTGCGCATTCCATGACCCCGATACTTGCTCAAAGCGACGAAGCGCAGCAGAGCGGGCACCGGCACCTGCAAACATCTCGCTTTGGCGATCGGCGTCGTCAAACACGATCATGTGCGGGCACTCTTCTGGGATGCTCAGGGCGGCAGGCGCTGCCGGTTGTGGGGTGGTGTAGAGCGGTAGTGTGGCGCCGCCGCGTCTCGCCAGCTTCTCAATCGCTGCGGGGATCGGCTCAATATCCCAGTCACCGGACTCGCTCGCACTCGCGTCGTCGATCAGCAGCATTGCCAGCGGCTCCTGCTCCACCCGCTCAACAGGCGCAGCGCGCTCCGGGTAAACACCAGGCAGCGGCGACATTGCCGGCTTGTTGCGCTGCTTTTCGCGGATACGCAGCAGCGTGTCGGGCTGGTTGATACGGGCCAGCTCTTGCTCCCCAGCTCCGGCCATATCCAAGCCATTGGCCAGGCAGAGCGCGGCCAGGGTAACCATTACGCCGCCGACCTCTTGGGTCGGCTCACCGGCCGGGCGCCCGTAGACGTAGTCAACCAGCCGGTGGGCCTCATCAGCACTGCAGCCAAGCGACTGCACCAGCTCGAGCGCCTCTTCAAGGAAGCGGTGATTGCGCTCAGCCCTATCGGCAGCGATAGCCGGGCCAAAGCACTCGAGCATCCACGCTTGGACGCGCTGCTGAAATGGCTCAACAGGCGCAGGGGCGGCGGCGAGCAGATACTTGCGCCACCAGAACGCGCCACGGTCAACGCCTGACTCGCCAAACCACAGCCCCTCAAGCGTGCCTGCGCCTTTCAGGAATTCGACGACAACGGACGGCACCGGCACATACCCCTCGGTCACCTGCCGCTTGCGCAGCTCTGCCAGCTCAGCCTCAAGCGCCGCAACCTTGGCCAGCGCATCGCCCCGGATCAGCTGTTCTTTGTCAGTCATCCGCCTGCACCTCATCTGGATAGCGCCGCATACCGCGAACGCCGGACTCGCTGTCGATAGCGATCTGATTTGCTTGCCGTGCCAGCTGGCGAAGCTGAGTTGGCGTCATCTGGGCATCAAGCCCTGGCAGGCCGTTTACTACGGCCACGGGCTGCCCGTTGCGCCCGGCTATGTGCTGGGCTGTGAGTTGGGTGGTCATGGATTCAGCCTCTGAATGTGGTTGTCGATGCGCCGTGCTATCCATCGGACGCAGAAAACGGCTTTGCTGTTGCCAATCGCCTTGTAGCGCGGGCCGTCGGGGCATTGCTCTGCAGGCTTTTTGCGGTAGGGGATTAGCGTCCAGTCGTCAGGAAATCCCTGCAGGCGCTCGCACTCCTTGGGTGTAAGGCGGCGCACGGCGCTTGCGCTCTGGACTGCCTGTACCTCTGCGCGGGCTTCCAGGGTGTAAGCGTGATCGACCTGAACACCGACCCCATCCGGGCCGCTTGCTGGGTTGGACCGAAGTGCGCCCGCTTGGATAGCGTGAGTGACGATCGGCTGGCCTCGTCCAGTTCCACCTTCGCTGGCGTCAAAGCCCTCTGCCTTCAGCGTGTGAGTTACTTCGCCGGTAACACATACGGCGACCTGCCCACCTGCATTAGCGTGACTTTCACCATGCCCCATAGCGCGCAGGGTGGGTGAAAGCTCCCCGGCGTCAGCCCCGTGGTCTTTGCAGCTGAATGCGATGCATGGCGTGCCTTGGCCTGGCTTGCCGCCGCCAGTTGATAGAGTTCCGACTATTTTTCCGTCGCCCGCCTCAATGCGGACCTCGCTACGGCTATTCTCCGCGAACGCCAAGACAGCGTTCTCCTGCCCGCTGTTTCGGCCAAGCGTATGCGCCTGATCTCTGCGTACGTCTGGGTCTTGGGTGCCGTGAACAACTATCGGAGCCTCATGGTTGCAGGTCAGCGTCGGGCTTCTGCCTTCAGCTATCTCTGCCCCCCCTGTCCGTGTGCCATGCAGGTGGCTGGCTGGAGCTGTCCGGGTGTGCTTCCGCAGTCTGGCGTTCCGCCACGGCGACCAAGGCTCGCAGTAACTGATCCGGCAATGTCTTGCCCCTCGCCTCGGCGCGGCGGAGTATCCCTGCGCAGGCCTTCGGACTCAAATAGTACCGCTGCGGGATCAAACCCTCTTCGAGCACTTGCGACAACGAACACACGGCGGCGTCGTTGGGCCAGGCCGAAATATTGGGCATCCAACACCCGCCATGCTGCTGTTCTTTCGGGTCCATACACACAACCAGCGTCCGTCCATCTTCCCCCTGACGGCTGTAGCGCTGAGGATTCGCCCACCAGGGCGCCGAGGAAGCAGCCAAACGCATTGCCTTTGTCGCTGAGGACGCCGGGGACGTTTTCCCACCAGACGACGCACTCGTCGTCGCCTCGGGCTGTTCGAACATGGTCAATTGCATCTGCGAGCTCCACGAACTTGATAGTGAGTTTGCCGCGCGGATCTTCGAGACCGGCACGCATGCCGGCAACGGAGAACGCCTGGCAGGGTGTGCCGCCGACCAGCAGGCTTGGGGCCGGGATTGCACCGGTCAGTACCTTGGCCGGCAGCAGCGTCATATCGCCGTGGTTCGGCACCTCGGGGAACCGGTGTGCCAGCACAGCAGAGGGGAACGGCTCAATCTCAGAGAACCATGCAGGCGTCCAGCCGAGCGGATGCACTGCAACCGACACCGACTCGATGCCGCTGCACACCGATCCGTAGTCGATGGTCATGTGGGTTACCTCGGGGAAGGGGTTATGCGGTATTGCGCAGTACCGGCAGGACGATGCCGAGGCCGGAGCGCTGAAGGGCTGAGACATTGGCGACGCCGTAGGCAATCAGGCAGATCGGGGCGCCACTGTTTGCCGGTGCTCTGCGACCATCGACGTAATGGAAGTGCGGACGGCCTTTCATGAATAGTACGGCGTCAGCTGCGCCCCAGACGCATTCGTAAAACATGGCTGTCTCAGTACGCGCCGGTATCAGGGCAATGCCGTTACCGTGCTGCACAAGTTTTCGCAGCCACTTGACTGCCTCGCGCCCGAACGGCGGGTTGAGCCAGACGCGCCCATCCCACTCAGCCGAAAGGCCGTCATCGTCAACGGTAAGGTGGTGGCGGGCTGTGTGCCAGGGGCGGATCACTGGCGAGCATGGGTCAAGGTCGAACACGTCAAGGCTGGCGACGATCTCTGGCGGCGTCAGCCACTCGTCGTTACCCATGCGGGCAGATTGGTGTGATGAGAGACCCATTGATTACCTCGGAGTGGTTATGCGGCGTCGTACTTGTAGTCCTGCCATGACAGCATCGGCGCGCCTTTCTTGGTTTTGCGGATCTGGCCGTGGCCGTCTTTCTCAGGCGCCCGCGCCTTGATGGTTAAATCCCGACACCCCCCCCTGTTGCGGCAAAGGGCAATGAAGTCGCGGGCGAACTGCGGCGCATCGAATGGCTTGCACAGCTGGACGGTGCGGGCGCCGGCCATTACCTCGTCGGCGCGCTTCTGTACTGCTGCCTCCCATTCGTCAGGCGTCAGGTCGACAGTCACGCGAACACCCTTCACCAGCTCAATGCGGGTGGTCGGTGTTTTCTTTCTGGCTTCGGCCAGGGCGAAGTCTCGGGTCATCCCGAATACGGCAAACGTGCTCATGGTGGTTACCTCGGGTTATCAGCTGCGCTCAGAAACGCGCATCAGGAAGGGTGTTTGCGTAGTGGTCGGCTATCTGCTCGTTGAGCTTGTCCAGCAGGTCTGGGCGCTTGAACTCAAGGTGCAGGTTGCCGTTTTTGAAGGCCTTGGCCCGGTACAGTTCGCACTCATAGACGGCGCGCTCTTTGAATGCCACGTTGAGCGCAGACACCAGCTCATGCGCCTTGAACTGCTTGTTGTCCAGGGTCTGGAATACGCGGTCGATGTCGTTGATCTTGTCCGCCGCATTGCCGTAGCGGATGCATAGGCCTCTGGTAAACGAATGCTCGACCATGTAGCCCATCACCACCTTACGGCCAATGCGGAAAGGCTCGCTGCTGTTGGTCTTGTAGTCATCCGACAGGCCTCGGAACACGTTGACCACGCCGCGGCGGAACATGTCAGCCGATTCACCGCGCAGCTTGATAAACGTGCTGCGGATGTTGGCCTCAGTGAATTCCGGCGGCGACGGGTTCAGGCTTCTCTCGAACTCGGCGACAGCCTGGGCATCCATTAGCTGTTTGAAGCCGGTCAAGTCGAAAGCCCGGCGCCACATCCTGCCGTCCATTTCCACGCGCACCCGCTCGTGATCCTCAGCGATCATGCCGCCTCGTGGCATCAGGTAGCGGCCGTGCGGTGCAAGAAGCGTCTCGGCGCTATGCGTAAGTCGGCGGGCGTCCTCGATCAGCCGCAGGGCGTCGGCGCGAGCCTTGATCAGATCGGCCAGCGTTGTGGGTAGTGCCACTTCCTTGAAGGGGCTCATGGCTGTCGACCAAACGTGATGCCACGCTCAGCGGCCCAGCGTCGTAGCGTCTGCCGGCGAACGCCGATCCACTTTGCGGCGTCAGTCATGTTTGAACCGCCGGCAGACAGGCGCCGCATTTCAATCAGCTGCTCGGCGGATGGCCCACCCAGCCTGCTGCCTTTCTTCGCGATCTCGACCCCGTAGGTCTCCGCCAGCTTTCGCACCTGGCTGGTCGATACGCCGAGGATATCGGCCAGCTCATCCGCATTCAGTCGCCCTTCATAGCTGCGCATGATCTCTGCGTGCTGGCGCTGGCGTTTCTTGGCCTTGCTCTCGTCGCGGCGTGGCGTGGAGGGCTGTCGGGGACGCTTGGCGGCCTTTGGCTCTGATCGAGGGCGCCGGGGCACCTGCTGGAGTTCTGGCCCCTGGGTGACTTTTCCACCAGCGGCGGTAAAGGCGGCGACCTTGGCGGCCAGATCGGCTGACTTGCTGTTGTCGATGCTTTGTCGGAGTGCCATTTTCTTCTCCGTGACATACCGCCGTGACGCTATGGCTCGGCCAGAAAGGCCCGCAGCGCTTCGTCATCGAGGCGGCTGATGTTGTGGATTGCGCGGGTCAGCAAGTCGGCGTTTTCGTCCAGCCCGGCAACCTCTTTGATGTGGGCCATGCAATCCGCTGTGGCGTGATATACCGGCATATTGAGAGTGAAAGCGGTCAGTCGCGCTTCCCGCTCTTCATCCCGCATCTTCTGGCGTGCGCGCATTTCGCGCATCCTCTCGGCTCCGGACTTTGCCATTGGCTTACCCCGCCCTGTATGCAGCCTTGGCCTTCTCGTACTCGCTGCTGGTGATTTCTACAGCCCCCGGCATTTCGCCATTACCTTCAAGCGGCAAGCCCAGCTCGAAGTAAGCAGCGCCTTCATGAGGGAACATGACGCCACCGTGCAGCCATAGCGCGCCGCGGTTAATGCCGACTGCATCCCATGCGTCATCGCTTCTGACGCACTTTGGCTCGTTGGTCTTCCAGAGCTCCAGCAAACGGGCATGCTCGGCTTTTATCTCGGCACGCTCTTCCTTCGTAATCCCCTTTGGCATTACTGCGTTGACGCGCAATTGCCGGTAACCCTGATTCTCTTTGGTTGGTTTGGTCCAGTGCGGGTTATCGCGTGGTAGGTCTGGGAACTCAACGCCATAAGCGCGAGTAGTTCCGCCGCTGGTGTAAGTGATGCCGTTGCCTCCGAACAATTCACCCAGCTTCTTAGTTTCAGCCACCAGCGCAGCGCGCCGGGTAAAGTGGTCCTGCACCGCCTTAACAACTGCGGCGTCGGCGGACTTGTACTTGTAGCTCATGGGTTGTATCTCCATGCCCCTTGCGGGGCGGGTGAGGGGTTGTTGTCACTCAGCCGGCTGCAGCTGGATTTCCTCCTGCTGGCGCCAGGTGTCGGCACAGGGGAGGGCGTGGACTGTTTCAAATACGGGCAGGCCGAGGCGGCGGGCTTCGTGGATCTCGGCGGCGGTGCCGTCTGAGTGCTCCCAGCCTGGGGCTAGCACCACGGCATCGCAGCGGCGCATCAGCTCCATCGTGGCGCCCAGCCAGAATTGATCGCCAACCTGTGGGTCTACCAGGTCGAGGTGGCCGGTATTGGCGTGCGGTACCAGCGGTGACCAGCCCTTGCGGGCGACCTGCAGGCCAACCTGTCTGGCGCTCTGAATGTTCAGTTCAATACCGGTGCGCGTTGTGCTGCGGTAGGGGCCGGCCACGTAGGCGACCGGCATTTTCTGGTGTGACATGTTGGTACCTAAGGAAGGATGGGAGACAAGGGCCTGTGCTGATATCACCAGCGCCCAGAAAGCGATGAAGTGGGCCGCGTCTGCGGCACGGCTGCGCATCAGCTGGCGCTGACGTGGCCGGCCTGCATCATGTTGGCCAGGGCGGCGGTCATCACGATGGCGGCCGCCTGCTCGCGCTTGAGCTCGCGCTTGCGGGTGCGCACGGCAGCAGACACCTGGCGCTCTACGCCCTGGACCTCGAAGGGCGCCATGATGCGGTGCTGGCGCAGGTACTCGGTGTCCTTGGAGGCCAGCCCCTGCAGCGTGTCAAGCGCTGCCAGCGTTGGCGCGGTCAGGATCATCATCAGCCGGAACTTCATGAACTTGAGGCCTTGGTCCTTGGTGATCATGGGGTGTCTCCTTACACGTAGTCGAAGGGGTTGAAGAACGGGTCATCACGGCGGGCGCCGCCTTTGATGCGCACCAGACCGCCGCGCGGGTTGCGGGGCGCGCGATCCTGATGGGTGTCCGGGGAGCTGTTGACCACTACGCAGCAGATGGCCAGGAAGATGGCGAGCGGGGCGATGATGGCGCGGCGCATGGCCTCGGCCACCAGCTGCGCCCGTCGGTGGGCGCCGAGCTTGAACATGGCGCTCATGATCCGCTTGCGGACGCTGTCCGGCGCGAGGCCGGCCTCCCGGGCGATCTCTTTGTCGGTCTTGCCCTCGGCAACGCGCAGGGTGAACTCCAGTTCGCGCTTGCTGAGCAAGCCGGTGCAGCCCTGCCAGTGTTCGCTGGTGAGTGTGTGCATGTGGTGCGCTCCGTGCGATTAATGCCCACAGGCATAGCGTGCATGCCTCTGGGCGCTGGGTAGGGAATGGGGAAGTGAATAGAAAAGGGCGACAGCGGCGCCCTTTCAAAAGGTGTCAGCCTTCGCATCCATACAGGCTCCAACCGCCTGCGGTTTGCTCTGCGCCGATAGCCGGCGCGTCCGGTGGTGACCGTTCTGTTAACGGTATCCAGCAGGCTGACAGGTGCTGGATGAACCGGAGTTGAATCAGCAAAAGCAGCATGATTTGCTCCGGGAAAAAGAACCCCGCCGGAGCGGGTAACGAGTGTGATGGGGGCCGGTGCTACTTGGCGATGTAGAACGGGTTGTGGGGCGATGTCAGCCAATCAGGAAGGCGCTTATCAAGCGTGTCGTTCCAAGTTAATGACTCGTCCGTGCACCACATCAGCTTCGCAGCCTTGCGCTCACGCTTGCGCTTTGCCGCCTCGATTCGCGCCGCCTGGTGCGGGTCTTTCGGGTTGCGGTAGTGCCGTGAAAGCGAGCGGCGGCGGGCGGTGCCAGTCATAACGGGCGGTTGTCCGAATGTCGCAAGCGCCTCAAAGAGTGGGAATGTCCACATTTTGGTTCTCCTTTCAGCGACGAGCCAGCCAGCGCTCAGCGCCGGCGCGGGTTTTGAAGTTCTTGCTGGCGCTGAAGGTCAGCGCGGTGAAGGTGCCGTCGCGCTCTGGAACCACGCCACGGGACAGGGTTTCGTTGTTGCCTTGGTTCAAGGTTTTCATGTGCTGCTCCTGTTCGATTTTCCGGATGGCCCTGTTGCCAAGGCCATCGAGGAAATCTGCTCTCCATCACTCGCGTCGCCGGATTCATATCTCTGGCCGCGTCACCTGCTGGGTTCTTCGCGGCTGGCTTGAGTGACTTCGCGTGACTGCGTGTGGAGTCACGGCCAGTTCCAGAGCTGGCGTGGAAGGTGAAGTTTCTATTGCGCTCTGTACCCTTGAGGGGATCACCTTGCGCAGATCTTGAGTTTTGAAAGAACGTCGGGTCTGGCCCTGGCCATTGGTGCTGGCTTGGGATTAAAGTTACAACCATAGGTTACAATTGTGCAAGCGAAAGTTGTAATTATTTTTCAAGGCAGGGTTGTAGATTGAAGGGCAGGCAAAAGAAAACCCGCCGAAGTGGGCTTGAGAATGGCGCAAAAAAGCCCGCTCGGGGCGGGCTTTTAACAATGGGCGTATTTACGCGCCAGGCAAGGCGATCATTACCTCAAGGTGAGGGATCGCTTTTGGGTCTCGCTCAGAAAAATACTGGAGAGCTTTCCTAGGAAGCCAAACTTCATGGAAGTGAGACCTAAAGTCTGCCAAGACTTCATTTGGGTATAGCTTGGGGTAAACGATTCGACCATCTTCGAACTCGTGCCGGTAGGTCGGGAGCTCGTCAGTGTTGATGCCTTTCTCATCCCTAAGCCATTTGCAGAACATGCGCCCTTCGGAAATGTCGGGTAGCAATCTATCAGGCAGCGTGTATCCTGCATCCTCCATAGGGCCAATCAACGCAAGCGTCATCTCGTTAAGCATTGAGAAGTGAGTGCGAGGCACTTGCTGCCTGTTCGCCATATACCTGCGCAGATGATAAGGAAGAACGGTCGCTTGATTTCCGCCGCCGCTAAGCCACTCGCGCACCCATTGAGATACAGCAACTGCGAACCTTGGCGAGCACCATTGCCCTAAATTAATCGCCACGTCTGGGTGGACCCAAGTCCCTCTGTTCTCGTTGGTCCCTGTCTTTATGGTGTACACCAATTGGTCCATGGGAATTCCCATGGACCTCGAGAGCTCCTCCATGAACTCACCTGTAACGCGAAGACGGGCGTAGTCAGCGAAGGCCTTTCCAGATGCGTTGCACATGGCGGTTGCATTAACGTAACCATCCACTGCGCGCTGATGAATAAGCGCACCCTCCACGCGGCGCGGTATAAGTTCAAGCTGAGTCACAGGTCTCTCCTCCAATTTACCGCCATTGCGTCATGGTAAAATTTGACCGAGCCGCGTAGCAGCGCACCAAACAACCCCACAAACCACCAGAACCACCACCGCCTCCAGCAGCTGCCGCCTCGCCCAGCGCTTACCCTCAAACAGGGCCTGCCAGAAGTGGAAGCCGAACATCAGAAAGCCTCGTACTTCCCAATGACCACACCGCAGATGGTTGCGTTACCGTTGATCTTGATGATCGGCTCCGGCCAGTTCGGGTTCAGTGCTTTGAGAAACTTTTGCTCACCTTCAATGATCAGTTGCTTGAACGTGGCCTGCTGTTCGTCATCGAGCTTGACGACGACCATGGATCCGTTTTCTGCCTGGCGATCGGGGTCGCAGTAGATCAGGTCGCCATCTCGAAATGTTTTTCTAGCGTGCGGGTTGTTCATGGACTCGCCGCGTACACGCAGTACATAGGTCCTCGGACCATGACTCGTCGGGCAAGGCAGCCAGTCCTCTGCATCCCCAACGGCATAAATATCTTCCACTTCGCACCAGCTCCCTGCGCGCACCCACGAGATCAGTGGGACAAATCCTTTCTGTTCTGGGCCTGGTTCGACGTTAGGCGTGCTGTCGCCTTCGCCGGATACCAGGTAGCCAACGGTGGTTCTGAGCTCGCTTGCAAGCTTTTCCAGACGCTGACCGCGCGGCCCATTGGCCCCGCTTTCCCACTTTTGGACGGCTTGAGGGGATACACCTATTCGGCGGCCAAGCTCTGATTGATTTAGCCCGAGCGCTTCGCGCAGCGCTATCAGGCGGGTCGAGAAAGTTTTCATGCCCTCAATGTACAACCAGTGGTTGTACTGGTCATTGCAAGAATTGCTTGTAACTGTGCGTGACATGGTTGTAACCTTGGGTTGTAAAAACATGCGAGGTTTACATGAAGGAAAACGCCGCCACCAAAGCAGCCAAAGCTGCCGGCAGTCAGTCCGAGCTTGCTCGCCGCCTCAAGTGCACACCGCAAGCCGTACAGAAGATGTGCGCTACCGGCCGAATTCCATCCAAGCGAGTCCTGAAGATCGAGGAAGTGACAGGTGTTTCTCGCCACGAACTTCGCCCGGACCTGTATCCGGTCGAGCAGGAAGGGACTGCGGCCTGACCACAACTACATGGTGCCGCATGCGAACAGGTGCGTTAAGCGCACTGACAGTGCTGGTTTTTCATACAGGCAATAAAAAACCCCGGCATTGATGGGTGGGGACCCTGCCGGGGCTTCGAGGAACGATCATTATGGCTACAGACGTGATGTTGAGCAATACCGGCGCCGCGCTGACGATGAGTAGCGCCGAGATTGCCGAGCTGACCGGCAAGAAGCATGCGCATGTGCTGCGGGATATCCGCACGATGCTGGAGGCGTTGAAGGATGATCCAAGTTTGGATCATGTCCGTGAGGACCGAGACGGCAGGGGATACACGTCTTGCTTCTGGCTGACGCGCGAGCTGACCGAGGTGCTTATCACCGGTTACAGCGCGCCGCTGCGCCTGCGAGTTATCCGCCGCCTGCACGACCTTGAGAAGCAGACCAACACAATCCCCCAGACCCTGCCCGAAGCCCTGCGTCTGGCTGCCGACCTGGCAGAGCAGAACAACTCACTGCGGCTGGTGGTGAGCGAACAGGAGCCGAAGGTTAAGGCGCTGCAGCAACTGGCCGATGCGGCCGGGACGCTTTGCATCAGTGAGGCAGCCAAGCAGATCGGCATGCAGCCGAAGGTCTTGACCGAGTGGATGGCCGCAAACCGCTGGATCTTCCGTCGCGGGGAAGGTAAGCCATGGCAGGCATACGTGCCCAGACTGACTCTCGGCCTGCTTTGGCACAAAACCTCCGTGATCGGTGTTGGTGACGATGGTGTGCAGCGCATTGCGTCACAGGTGCGCGTCACGCCGAAGGGTTTGACGGTGCTGGCGCAGAAGCTGGGGAGGGCGGTCTGATGGCGGGCGATTGGATCAAGATGCGCGGCAACCTCTGGGATGACCCGCGTATTGCCTCCCTCTGTGATGCGACCGACCAGCCAGAGGCGATGATCATTGGCGGTCTGTACTGGCTGTGGGCAATGGCTGACCAGCACACCGAAGACGGCACGCTGCCCGGCCTGACCCTGAAAGCCATCGACCGCAAGACCGGTGTGCCCGGGCTCGGCTCCGCATTGGCGGATATCGATTGGCTGCAGGTTGTTGATGGCGGAGTAATGGTGCCGCGCTTCGATGAGCACAACGGTGCGTCTGCAAAACGGCGCTGCCAAGAGGCAAAGCGTAAGGCAGGCGTCCGCAAAGAGTCCGCATCGGATGCGGACAAGAAGCGGACACCTAGCGGAGCTAGAGAAAGAGAAGAGTTAAAACCCTCACACACACCTCCCGCGGACGATTCCGAGCCTGCTGGCGCTGACAACCCAGATGCCCCGATTGCGCTCTCGCTGGAGTGGCAGCCTGACCAGAAGGCCCTCAAAGCCTACGCGGCGCGTGCTGGCCTGCCCTTGGACGCATTCACTCCCGACGCTGTTTCCCCGTTCGTGCTGCACCACGAGCCACGAGGGCAGGTGCGCACGCACCGTGAGTGGACGGCTGACCTTGTGCGCTGGGTGCAGCGGGATCGCGTGAACGCGAGCCGCGTTGTCCCGCTGAATCGTGCTCGAGCATCGCCCGGTAAGCAGGAGCTGAATCACGAGGATACGAGTTGGGCTGATGGCGAAGGGGTGTGACGTGGACAAAATAGATGATTTGACCGAGAAGGCAGCAGGGGCGTTGATGTCGGGCACTGGTCGCCGACCTGCCGCACCTGTGGCGCTGGACCCTGAGACCGTACGGGTTGTGAACTGGTTGTTCGAGCGCCTGTGCGCTATCAAATCTGCCTACCGGCATACCTGGCCGGATGACAAGGCGTTGGGCAAGTCCAAGAGGGAGTGGGTGCAGGCGTTCATGGAGGCCGGCATCACCATGGTAGAGCAGCTGCACTACGGGCTGGAGGCCTGCAGGGCTGATCCGTCCGCCTTTGTGCCTCCGCCTGGCACGTTCATCGCGTGGTGCACGCCGGAGCCGGAGCGCATGGGCCTGCCGAGCATGGACGCGGCCTACCAGCAGGCTCTGCGCAACTCGCACCCGGCATCGATTGGCTGCGAGTGCTGGGATCACCCGGCGGTGTACCACGCGACGCTGGCATGCACGCGAACGGCGCTGATGAGCCTGCCGGCCGATCGCTCGCGGGCGAAGTTTGAGCGCGCCTACCGCGATATCCAGAACCGGCTGCTGCGGGATGAAGTGCTGGCACCGGCACCGCCGAACGAGCAAAAGGCGATCCCACGTATTGCTGACCCTGCCGTTGGTCGCGCGGCGCTGGCTGGGCTGCGTTTATCGCTGTGCGGTGTGCGGCCATGACGCCGGCTCATCGTGCAGCCATCCGCCAGGGCGTGAATCTGGCGACTCTTCCTGCAGATGTGCGCGCTGACCTGGCGGCAGAGCGTGCTGCGTGCCTGGTGCGCGATGTTGAGGCGAAGCGCCGGGCGGCTGAGCTGTTCGAGATACGACACGACCGCGTGAAGGTGCAGCAGGCCCTGAGCGCTCTGGGCGATCTTGCGCCGGCCGTGCGGGCTGAGTTGAACCGGCTGATCGAGAGGCGCAAGCAGTGAAGACACTCGGCGAGGTTGTGACGTGGTGGCTGTCGCGCATCGAGGGCGACAAGGCTCGGTCGGAGAAGTACCGCCGCAGTATGGGCAGCCTGATGCGAAAGCACGTGCTGCCGCGTGTGGGTAAGGTGGCGCTGCGCAAGGTTGACCGGGTGCTGCTGGATGACAAGCTGGTGTTCCCGATGCATCAGGAGCTGGCGCCACGCTCGGTGCAGAAGGCCCTGCAGGCGCTGGGGCAAGCGTTCCGCATGGCCGAGGGGCAGGGGCGGATCGCTTCAAACCCGCTGGCCGGGGTCACGTTCCGCGATTTCTACAAGGGCAAGCTGAGGCCGAAGCCGGCGGCGCTGTCGCGTGTTGACATGCAGGAGCTGGTGCCGCACCTGGCGGCGGTGTTCCGGGCTGACCCTGCCAAGGGCATGCTGCCGCTGATGATGCTGGCGCATGGCACCCGGATATCCGAGACGCTGCAGGCCCGGTGGTCGCATGTGTCGCTGGATGAGCGGGTATGGGTGATCCCTGAATCGAACACCAAGAGCCGGCGCGAGCATGTGTTGCCACTGACCCCGCAGGTGCTGGCGCTGCTGCAGCGGTACCGGGAGGCGTTGCCAGACCCACGACTCAAGGCCGCGTGGCTGTTCCCGGTGCGTGGTGGGGAGCGGATGGCCGACACCAGCGCCCACGCCCTGATGCGCCAGGTGAGCGGGCGGAAGTGGACAAGCCACGACCTGCGCAAGTTGATGCGCTCCAGCCTGGCTGACATTGGCGTTGACCACATGGTGGGCGAGCTGCTGATCAACCACACCCTGGGCGTAACCGCTGAAACCTACCTGACCCGCGATGCAATGGAGCGTCGGCGGGAGGCGCTGGAGCGGTGGCATAACCGGCTGGATGAGCTGGGATTTGCTGAAGCACACGGCGCAAAAGTGGCTGTTCCTGCATTTCTGCCAAATGGCGCAACCCCAGAGCAGGCGGGCGATTGCGCCGAATCCTGCGTTTCTACACGGAGAGGATGAAGATATGCGGAAACAGGCCTCAGCTGTGACGAAGATGCAGGCGCTTGGACGCCTCAAGGCAGGCAAGCAGAACAAGACTGAGGCCGCGTATGACCGTCACTTGGCAGTGCTTCAGGCCGCTGGTGAGGTGGCTTGGTACAAGTTCGAAGGCATCAAGCTGCGGTTGGCTGACAACACCTTCTACTCGCCTGACTTCGCGGTGATGCGCGCGGATGGGTTGATGGAGATTCACGAGGTGAAGGGCTTCTGGACTGATGACGCCAGGGTGAAGATCAAGGTGGCCGCTGAACAGTACCCGTTCGTTTTCATCGCGGTGAAGAAGAAGGCCGCCGGCTGGGAGGTTGAGCGCTTTGACTGATCGCGTCGAGTGGGAGCGGATCGAGCCAGGGCTTGATCTATGGGAGACCTGCGACGGATACCGTCGCACGGTTGAGGTAATGCGGGGTGAGCGGGTGTTTGTGGTCAATGGTCCAGGCGGTGCGCTGCTGTTCACCAGCCCAGACCCTGATCAGTTGGACAAGTGCGTGGCTATCCATCGTAAGGAGCAAGCGTGACAAGTCGGCGTGACATGGTGGAGCCGGAAGCGTGCAAGGCATGCAACGGCAAAGGCACAACGATGGGCATTTTCCATCAGTTGGACTGCATTGCCTGCGATGGCATCGGCTGGCTGCCGGTGGCGGGACAGGATCTGGCCCAGCAGCTCGGGCGGCAACTGACCCGGCAGATTGCTCGGGCCAACATCCTGCAGGCGCTGGTGCAGTCCCGCGGCGGTGCCCAGGGTGCAGAGCGTGATTATCAGCCCAGCCGGCGCGATGGCGTGCTCGGCCACTACACGGGGGATTGATCCATGATCTACAGAGACGCAGGCCATTGCATTGCGCGGGTGATGTCGATCGAGACCAACGATGGCACGGCAAAGGCGGGTTGGCAGATGCGGTATCAGTCGGGCTTTCCTGAAACGCGGGGTGAAGGGTCAGGGCTGAGTGCTGAGGAACGGCTTACCCAGGACGCCATGACGCGGGGAATGCTGCACAGGGAGCTGAGCGAGCTGCAATGGAATGTGCTGGTGGCCAAGTACTCGATCAATGACCTTGAGGTGGCCGAGGCGGTGCGGTGGCTGATACCCCGAGTTGAGTCGCCAGCGCACAGGCTGTTCGTGACCAAGGCGGTGACAGCTTGGGCGGTGCCAAATCGGCTACCCGAGGCGTTCTATGTACTGCATAGCTGGGATGCGGACGGCACGCCAGAGCGGACATTGCGCCATTGGCGACAGATGATTAATCGCTGGCTGGGCAAGAGTGTTGACAGCGCATTCAGTGCTACTGAGGTTGCGCTGAGAGAAAGCGGGTTGCTGACTGATAAAGCTGCTTGACAGTCTCGCCATCTTGCCGCACGATTAACCAATCTGCGGTTTTACCGCTCCGAAGAACCCGTCCAATGAGGCGGGTTTTTTTATGTCCGAATATCAGCGCCAACCCTGGCATTTGCCTGACCCCCATCAGGCCTTTTTATTCCAGCTTTCCAGCCACCGCACCACGCCTTCGTTCCCCGACGGGCTGTGACAGTGCGCGTGGCTGGGATCAAACGTCACTCCTGCATGACCACGGACGGCTCGCCAATGGGCCAAGCCCGGGAACCTACCAACATGAGGAATCAATCCATGAGCGAGCCGGCATCAACAGCGCTGGCTGGCTTCGGTCTGACCAAGATCGCTGGCTTCCTGTTCGGCGCTACCTTCGCGGCCATTGTTGTCATGGCCATGACGCAGCCAAAGAGCACGCGGGAATGGGTGGTGGCCCTGATCTGCACTGTGTTCGCTTCGGTGTGTGGTGGTGCTGGTCTGGTGCAGTGGCTTGACCTGCACGCATGGGCTGACCAGTTCGAAGGAATGGTTGCCCTGATTGGCCTGTGTTTCGTGTGCGGTTTGCCTGCATGGGTGTTCGTGCGTGCATGGTTTGCCTATGCCGACAAGCGTCAGCAGATGACCCTGCTGGATATGATCAAAGAGATTCGTGAGGCGCTGGGGCGGTAATGGGTGTCAGGCCCAGCAAGCCATGCGCTTGGCCAGGCTGCAGGGCGCTGGTGTCCGGTGGCAGTCACTGCCAGTTGCACGCGCCCATGGCAGCAGAGCGCCGTTCACAGCAACTGAAGCGGGCGCATAAGCAGTACAACACGCGCCGCGATGACTCTGACGGCTTCTACAAGACCGAGCGCTGGCGCAAGTTCAGGGCTGTCTACCTCAAGCGGCACCCGCTGTGCTGCGAGTGTGAGGCGGCAGGCAGGGTTACAGCCGCAGTCATCGTTGACCACATCAAGCCATACAAGACGCACCCAGAGCTTGGGCTGTCGTGGGATAACGTGCGCGCCCTGTGTCGGCCATGCCACAACAGGATCGGTGCCAAGGTCGGGCTGACCGGCGCGTGATGACGCACCAAAGCGGTGCCAGATTAGAGATTTAAGCTAAAGCATGAAGAGTGCTCTGGCCGGCGCCGTCGAGGGGGAGGGGGAGGGTCAAAAGTTCAGGCTCTGACGTTCCCGAACGACGGGGGGAACCGTTTTTATGTTTCCGCAAAATTCGCATTCCGGAAATTATGGCCAGACCACGCAAACCAACCAACGTCCTTGAGGCATCAGGCGCGTTCCGAAAGGACCCGCAACGCCGTCGCCAGGACGCTGAAACCGTTGGGCCTCTGACCAAAGCGCCCGCGCATCTTGGTGGTGGCGTCCTGCATGCTTGGAACGAGATCAGTAAGTTCGCGCCGCGTGATGTGCTGAGTGACTCCGACCGGATTGCGCTGGAGGTGGCGGCAAACCTGCTCGCCCAGTTTCGCGAAGACCCGACAGAGTTTCCGGCGACCAAGCTGGTCAGGCTTGAGGCGCTGCTCGGCAAGTTCGGCATGACGCCGGCCGACCGGGCCAAGGTCGGCGGCAAGAAGGAAAAGCCGAAAGGCAACCCGTTTGAGTCTCTCTGATGGCAGCAAAAGCAAAGCCGCCCGGCGTGAAGGCTGCCGAGGCATACGCGCGTGCCGTCGTTGCGGGGAAGGTGCCGGCCTGCAAGTGGATCAAGCTGGCGTGCAAACGTCACCTCGATGACCTGAAGGCGTCGAAGGCCAAGGACTTTCCGTACACCTTCGACCCGGTAAAGGCTGAGCGAGTAGCCAAGTTCCTGCAGCTGCTGCCGCACACCAAGGGGCGCTGGGCCAGTAAGCGCGAGAACATCAAGCTGGAGCCGTGGCAGCTGTTCTCGATCTGTATCCCGTTTGGGTGGATCCGCAAGAAGGACGGCACCAGGCGCTACCGAACCATTGTGATCTTCGTGCCGCGGAAGAACGGCAAGTCGATCATCGGCGGTGGCATCGGGATCTACATGTTCACCGCTGACGGCGAGTTCGGTGCCGAGGTTTACAGCGGCGCCACCACCGAGAAGCAGGCCTGGGAAGTATTTCGCCCTGCCAAGCTGATGGTCGAGCGCACGCCAGACCTCAAGGATTTTTACGGCGTCGACGTGAATGCGTCGAACATGTGCAGGACTGAGGACGGCTCCCGATTTGAGCCTGTGATTGGCAAGCCCGGAGACGGCAGTTCGCCGTCCTGCGCCATCGTGGATGAGTACCACGAGCACCAGGACAGCACGTTGTTCGACACCATGGAAACGGGCATGGGCTCCCGCGAGCAACCGGTGATGCTGGTTATCACCACCGCTGGCTCAAGCATTGGCGGCCCGTGTCACCAGTTGGTGCGCGATGCCGAGCGCATGCTGGAAGGCGCGATCGACCGGCCCGACCTCTGGGCGATGCTCTACACCATCGACAAGGACGACGACTGGACTGACGAGAAGGCGCTGATCAAGGCCAACCCGAACTACGGGGTCTCGATCAGTGCGGACTTCCTGCAGGCCCGCCAGCGTGACGCCATGCAGTCAGCGGCCAAGCAGGCCACGTTTCGCACCAAGCACCTGAATGAATGGGTCGGCGCCAAGAACGCCTGGCTCAACATGCTGCGCTGGAAGGAAGCCCCGCCGCGCAAGTCGCTTGCAGAACTGGAAGGGCGGCCTTGCATCATCGGCCTGGACCTTGCCAGCAAGATCGACATTGCCGGCTTGCTGCTCGTGTTCCCGCCCGTCGAAGGCGACCCGGTCTGGCACGTGCACGGTCGGTACTACCTGCCAGAGGCGCGGGTGGTTGAGGAGCTTGACAGCAACACCGCGCGCTATCGCGAGTTCGATGCGCTCGGGCTGCTGACACTGACCGACGGCGAGGTCATCGAGTACGAGGTCATCAAGGAAGATCTGCGCGAGTTCGCCGGCCGCTTCGACGTGCTCGAGGTCGCCTATGACCCGTGGCAGGCCACCCAGCTCGGGCAGGAAATGCAGGCCGAAGGGCTTCTGATGGTCGAGGTTCGCCAGACCGTCCAGAACCTCAGCGAGCCCATGAAGGAAGTGGAAGCGCTGGTGCTGCAGAAGAAGCTGGCCCACGGCGACTGCCCGATCCTCACTTGGATGGCCAGCAACGTCGTCGCCAAGCTGGACGCGAAGGACAACATCTACCCGAACAAAGAGCGCCCCGAGAACAAGATCGACGGGATCGTGGCGCTCATCACGGCTATGTGCCGCGCCATCTCTCCGGAGGAGGCGGGGCCAGACCTGTCTAAACACATCATGGAACACGGGGTTCGCACGCTATGACTCAGCGTATTCGGCAAGCGCTGCCTGACGCCATCGGGCTTGCTGGCATCGCCAGTGCGACCTGCGGCGGGTGGCAGCTCTTCGGGCAGGCATGGGCCATGCTGGGGCTGGGCGTGTTCCTCGTTGCCGTATCCATCGCCGCCGCACTGAGGAAGGCCTGATGTTCTCCAGCCTGTTCAGAAAAGAGACGCAGATCCTCGACACGCCGGAGAAGATCGCCGCGGCGCTGCAGGACTACCAGACGGTAACGGGCCAAACCGTGACCACATCGCGCGCCATGCAGATGAGTACCGTGTTCGGCTGCGTCCGAGTGTTGGCGGAGTCAGTTGGCATGTTGCCCTGCAAGCTGTACCAGGAGGCAGGCAGAGAGCGGAAGGTTGCCACCACCCACAAGACGCATCAGCTCATCAGTGTCGCGCCAAACGGCTACATGACAGCCCAAGAGTTCTGGGAGCTGCTGGTTGCCTGCCTGTGCTTGCGCGGCAACTTCTACGCCTACAAGGTCATGGCGCTCGGGCAGGTGCAGGAGCTGCTGCCAATCAACCCTGGGTCTGTTAAGCCAAAGCTGAACGACGATTGGACAGTCAGCTACGAAGTGACGTTCAAGAGCGGCGAGACCAAGACGCTCACACAAGATGAGATCTGGCACGTTCGCCTGTTCACGCTGGACGGCCTCAACGGACTTAACCCGATTGCCTATGCCCGACAAGCGATTGCGCTGGGCCTGTCAACCGAAGAGCACGGCAGCCGTCTGTTTACCAACGGGGCCGTGACTACCGGCGTACTGAAAACAGAGCAGACGCTGACCGACGAAGCCTTTGGCCGGCTCAAGAAGCAGTTTCACGAAGAGCACGCAGGTGTAGCCAACACCTACAAGCCAATGATTCTTGAGATGGGCCTCGACTGGAAGCCGATCAGCCTCAATGCAGAGGACAGCCAGTTCCTCGAAACGCGCAAGTATCAGCGTGACGAGATCTGCGCCATCTTCCGGGTGCCGCCGCACTTGGTCGCCAACCTCGAAAAGGCCACATTCAACAACGTTGAGAACCTTGGCTTGGCGTTTGTGAACTACTCGCTGGTGCCGTATCTCACCCGCATCGAGCACCGCATCAAAGTCGGCTTGCTCAAGCAGGCCGACCAAGGCAAGCACTACGCCAAGTTCAATGCTGGAGCGCTGCTGCGTGGCGACCTCAAGGGGCGGTACGAATCCTACGGCAAGGGCATTCAGTGGGGCATCCTCAGCCCGAACGACTGCCGCGAAAACGAAGACCTGAACCCGCGAGAAGGCGGCGATATCTACCTGACCCCAATGAATATGACTACCAAGCCGGAGGCAAACGATGCCGACTAAACAGCGTCTCGATATTCCGCTGACCGTAAAGAGTGTTAGCGAGAGCGGGGAGTTTGAAGGCTACGGCTCCGTGTTCGGCGTCAAAGACTCCTATTCCGACATCGTGGTGCCGGGCGCCTTCCAGAAGTCGCTGGCCAACTGGCGCGAAAAGAAGCAACTCCCGGCCATGCTCTGGCAACACAAGATCGACGAGCCGATCGGCATCTACACCGAAATGGCCGAGGACGATATCGGCCTCAAGATTTCCGGCCGCCTGCTGATCGATGACGACCACCTCGCCAAGCGCGCTCATGCGCACATGAAGGCCGGCAGCCTGTCCGGCCTGTCCATCGGCTACATGCTCAAGGATTGGGAATACGACAAGGATAAAGGCGCGTTTCTGCTCAAGGAGATCGACTTGTGGGAGGTGTCGCTCGTGACCTTCCCTGCAAACGATGAAGCGCGCATTTCGGAAGTGAAGTCACTGCTGGAGCGGGGCGAAGTCCCGCCGCCCAGCAAAGTGGAGCGAGCCCTTCGAGAGGTTGGGTTTTCTGTCTCCCAGTCCAAGGCCTTCATGGCCAAGGGCTACGGCGCCATCAACCAGCGCGATGCGGAAGGTGACGCCCTGGATTACCTGAAAACCCTGATGAACCACCTGTAGGAGGCTACCATGCCCGCAGATATCCAAGATGTAAAACAGGTTGCCGATGCGCTCGGCGCCAAATTCGACGAGTTCAAGTCGAACAACGACAAGCGCATCGAAGCCATTGAAGCCGAGAAGACCAAGCTGGCTGGCACCGTTGAATCCCTCAACGAAAAGCTGAGCGAACTGGACGGCCTCAAGTCCGACCTGGAAAAAGAGATTGCCGCCATCAAGCGCCCCGGCGCTACCGATGATAAGGCCGTCTCCGAGCACAAGACCGCATTCATGCAGTTTGTGCGCAAGGGCAAAGACGACGGCCTGGGCGAGCTGCAGGCCAAGGCGCTGCAAACCACCGTTGACGCCGACGGCGGCTACGCCGTGCCAGAGGAGCTGGACCGCTCCATCCTCGAGCTGCTGCGCGACGAGTCGCCCATGCGTTCGGTCTGTAATCAGATCACCGTCTCCACTCCGGACTACAAGCGCCTTGTGAATCTGGGTGGCGCTGGTTCTGGTTGGGTTGGTGAGACTGATGCACGCCCGGCTACTGGCACGCCGACTCTGGCGCAGATCGCCGCGGTCATGGGTGAAATCTACGCGAACCCGCAGGCCACCCAAACCAGCCTCGATGATCTGTTCTTCGACGCTGAGGCCTGGCTGACCGCCGAGGTGGCTCGCGAGTTCGCCGAGAAGGAAGGCGCCGCGTTCCTGTTGGGTGACGGTAGCAACAAGCCGAAAGGCCTGCTGGCTTACACCCTGAGCACTGCCGGTGATGCCACTCGGACGTTCGGTGAGATCCAGAAGATCGAAACCGGCACTGCGGGCACCTTCACCTCGGATCAGCTGATCTCGCTGATCTACGCACTGAAGAAGGGCTACCGCGCCGGCGCCACCTGGATGATGCCGACCACCACGCTCTTCACCGTGCGCACCATGAAGGACTCCGAGGGTAACTACCTGTGGCGTCCGGGCCTGGAGCAGGGCGCGCCGTCGCTGCTGCTGGGCTACGGCATCACCGAGAACGAGGACATGCCGGCCGCCGCTGCCGATGCCAATGGCATCATCTTCGGCGACTTCAAGCGTGCCTACACCATCGTGGACCGCATCGGCACCCGCGTGCTGCGCGACCCCTTCACCAACAAGCCCAACGTCGGCTTCTACACCACCAAGCGCGTCGGCGGCATGCTCGTCGACAGCCAGGCGGTGAAAGTGCTGACCATGGCCGCTCCGTAATCAGGCGGGGCGCCTTCGGGCGCCCCTTCTGGAGGTAGCAATGCCGAAGATTCTCGTTACCAAGCCTTTCCCGTTCGCAGTTGACGGCAACCGCGTCGTCGCTATCGAGCAGGGAGAGCAGGAAGTTTCCGAACGCTGCGCCGTTGTTGCGGTGGAGCACTTGAAAGTAGCCAGCCTGGTTGGCGGGGTAGACACCGATGATCGATCTGGAGCTGGTAAAAAAGCACCTGCGCGTCGAACTCGACGAGACTGATCAGGACGATCTGATCCAGAGCTACACAGACGCCGCCATCAACGCGTTTGAAGCGTGGACAAATCGCACGCTGGTAGCCACCGATGCAGAGCTGGACGGCGCTGCAGAGAATGCCATGGTCATCACCAAGGGCATTGAGCAGGGCGCGCTGCTGCTGATCGGGCACTGGTTCAACAATCGCGAGTCATCGCTAATCGGCGCTACGGTTTCCGAGCTGCCGCTGGCCACCAAAGCGCTCTGGCAGCCGCACCGCTGGGTGAATGTATGAGGGCTGGTGAACTGCGCCACCGCGCCGAAATCGTCGAGCTCAACCCTAACCTGGTGCCGACTGTTGTTGGTGGTGCATGGGTCGGCGTGATCGCCAAGGAAGCCGCAGATGTTGCCATGCCGTCAGGGCTGCGCAACCCGGCAAAGGTCGACGTGCGCGCGCGCTACACCAGCAAGCTGACTGGTGGCCGCTACCTGCGACTCGGCTCACGACTTCTGCACATCACCAGTGTGCGCGACCCGCTGGGCAACAAAGCAGAGCTGCGCATCAGTGCAGATGAGCTGATTGGCCAGCCTGCGCAATTGTTGCCGCTGAGCGGCGGTGCTGTGCCTTGCCGTGTGCACCTAGTCCATCAAGCGCCTTGGCTGGATGAGGAAGGTGTTGTGACTGATTATCGCACCCGGGCAGAGGTCGCAGTGATCGAGGTAGGCAGGCCGGAAGAAGGCGACCGGCTGCAGATCAACGGGCACCTTTACATCGTCACTGGATACGCCAGAGATACTGATGACGGCGTAGTGCGAGGCCTTTGGCTGGAGCGCGAGTCGTGAAAGTCGGCGTGAAGCTGCAGGGCACCTCCTTTGCTCGTGCTCAGCTGGCCACAGTGAACCGCAAGGTAGACCCGGTGCTGCGCGGCGCGTTGAACACCACGGCAACCTCGACACGGCGCGAGGAGTACGTAACCCCGCTTCTCAGAGCATTCCGGACGCGCGCATTTTTGAATGCAAAGCTCAAGATCAAGCGAGCCCGGTCGCGCCGGATGGAAGCGCGGATCATCCCGTCATCCTCTGGTGTCAGGGTTGGGGCTTATCGTGGATGGAGCTATGAGGCGATCAGTGCCACCAGGGCGCGTGTTTATGTCACCGGCCCCAACGGCAAGAAGCTGGCGGCAGGGTTTGTGAACCCGTCAAGCGCCGGCAAGAAGCCGCTTTACAACCGAAGCAAGCGCGGCAAGTACGTTTACGCACGGCGCTTGCAGGAAGCCATCGGGCCGAGTATCGCCTATTGGTTCAAGCAACTGTCGAACGCTCAATTGCGTCGGCGTACAGGGGCATTCCTGCAGCGCGAGTTTGAACGCCGCCTGCGGGCAGAAATAGCAAAGGGCATTCGATGAGCAAAGCAGCAGAGCTTACAGCGCAGTTTGAGCAATGCCTGGCCGAAATCAGCCCGGATGATGGCTACGCGACCCGGCTGAACGGAGTGTATGGGGTCGCCAAGAATGTTCCCGACAAGGCCGCAACCCCTTACTTGATCATCAGGATTGAGGAAGACGAGTCGGTAAAGCACTCCGGCAACGTGGTGCACCGCGTCGCCAACTACCAGGTTGAGGCAGTCTTCAGCCGTTCAGCTACGCTGGCCGACCTCCAGAATTGCCATTACGACATTCTCAAAGCGCTGGGCTACGGAGGCCATCAGCAGGAGAGGCCGTTAAAGCAAGGATGGGTTGGTGATGAGTCGGCTGTCTTTGATATGGGCGCATCCGGCAGTCAGCACCGCAGTGTAACGGCCTCAATCAGCATTCAGTACGTCGAGCGCTACTGAGCACTAGCAACCGCATATAACCCGCCCAGGCGGGTTTTTTTTCGACCAGAGGAAACCCGCAATGGCAAATTACGCATACATGGGCAAGGGCATCGTGACCCTTAAGGAAGGCGCCGGCGCCGCTCGCGACATCGGCAACGTCGCATCGCTCGCCTTCAACATCAACGAGAGCAAGATCAACCTGCCGAACTACCGCACTGCCGGTGGCGGCAACTATTCATCGGTTACGCGCATCGAATCGGTCGAGGTCACCATGACCCTGAACGACCTGTCGCCCGAGAACCTGGCCATGGTGCTGTTCGGCACCTCAACCGTGGTTTCCGAGGTCGCCACCATCGAGGCGCTGACAACCGGTGCCAAAGAGTTCCAGATGGTATTCACCGGCGTCAACGAAGCGGCCACCGGCAAGACCGTGACCGTCACTGTGCATCGCCTGAAGGTGGGCGCGGCCCAAGGTCTGAACCTGATCGGCGACGAGTTCGCCGCGATGGAAATCACCGGTGAGGTGCTGCTGGATACGTCCATCACCACCGAGGGTCTGTCGCAGTTCTTCAAGGTCGAGATGGACACCATCGCGTAATCAAATCGCAGAAAAGCAAAACCCCCGGACGTTCGCAGCGTGCCGGGGGTTTTTGTTTCCACCCCTTGAGGAAGGCAAGAGGAAGAACATGCGTGAAGCATAGCAAAAAGGCTTCTATTGATCGCGCTCTTGCGCTGCCGGAGGGCGGGACAAGAACACAACCAGCGTCTCTTCTCCATCTGACTCGGCGTAGTAACCGGCTGCATCAAGTTTGTCGAAGAGATTGCCGTATACCTCGTTCACCTCGGCGTCACCCATTGCGTCGAGTTGCAGGTCGTTGAACTCAACAACCGCCATGGTTTTGCCGTTGGCAATGGCGCGATTGATCGCACTGATAGTGCGACTCTCAATTACCGCCGAAAGGCGCTGCCGGGCTGCGGCTGCAATCTGTCGCGCCTTGGCTGCCGGGATAAGGACCTCAGGCAGTTCGCTCGAGAATACGCTGGCCTCCAGCCTGCCGATTATCTCGGCATTCATGGATTTGCTGGTTTCCTCCGCAAGGCTTGCCAGCCTCTCGTGGAGGTCTTTCGGCATGCGGAGGGTGATGCGGGTGTAGTTGTCTTGAGTAGCCATGCCGGCAGATTACCACCAGATTGGTGGAATATTTCATTTGACACTAATTTGGTGAAAGCCTATCTTGGTTATGCCACCAATTTGGTGATAAGGAGGATTTATGTCTGAGTACGTGAGAGCAACAACCCGCCTGCCGGTTGATGTAGCGGATTGGCTGAAGGTGAAGGCGAAGGAGCAGAGCCGTTCCATGAATGGGCAACTGGTAGAAGCGGTGCGCACGCTTATGCGCAAAGAGAAAGCCGAGCAGAAATAAGAAAGCCCCGACGAGGTGAGAGTCGTCAGGGCTTTGTATGCGAATCAATTTCGAGGTCAATTCACATGAGCAAGAATAGCACAGCGGTATCTAATGTCATCCCCTTCAAGTTTGAGGCCCGTGAAGTCCGCACCATGCTGATCGACGATCAACCGTGGTTTGTGGCTGCCGATGTGTGCGTGTCACTAGCTATCGGCAACGTGTCGCTGGCAGTCAACGGCCGTGCAGATCGAAGTTCCGATGGTCTGGATGAAGACGAGAAGGGTGTTGCCACTGTCAATACCCCCTCCGGCGCACAGGAAATGCTGGTGGTTAATGAGTCTGGTTTGTATGCGCTGATCTTCAAAAGCCGCAAGGCCGAAGCCAAGCGCTTCAAGAAGTGGGTCACTGCAGAGGTGTTGCCGGCCATCCGCAAGCATGGGCGCTACGAGGACCGCCGCAACACCATGTGTACCTTGATCGGCCAGACCATTGGCACTGATGGCTTTCACTGCTTGGCCGCTGTTCTGGATGGCAAGGTTCGCCATCTGCCGGCACCGGCACGCAAGCGGGCCAAGCAGCATGTGTGGTCTCAGGTGCACAAGGCGTTCAGTGTGGTGTCGGCGCAGGATATTCCGTCTGACCAGATGGATGGGGTGCGCAACTTCATTGCAGCCTACGCAATTGAGGGCGAGTGGCTTGGCAAGGAGGAGCCGGCCGCACCGAAGCCGCCACTGAATATCCACTACCCGCTTGAAGTGCTGACTTGCCGCCGGCCTGGAATGTTGACGCCATTCAACGCGAACCACGAGACACTTCAGGTCACGCTGGAAGATTTGAGCAGCCCACGCACTTCGTTCTGCGAAATGATACTTTCAGAGCTGAGCCGCAACGGATACGCAGTAGAGGCGGCCTGGTGGGAATTTCGAACGTACCGGAACAAGTTCGAGGCGTTTCGGGGATTGGTGCACAACCTCGGAAGCACCATTGAGGAGCCGCAGAATTACGTGGTGAACCGAAACCCGTTGCCAGCTTAAGCCTCAACCAACCCACCAAACCCAGCACAGGCTGGGTTTTGGTGCTGGTCTGGGGTACATTCCTCCATGTCTATCAGGGAGGAATGTCATGGAGTGTCCAAAGTGTAAGTACGAACCGACGATGGCGGAGCACACTGCCAGTCCCGACATATGCACTAAGTGTGGCGTTGTCTACGCGAAAGTGCGGGCACAACAGGAAGCAGCTGCAGAACCATCGGCAAGCAGTAAGGTTGCAGTCGGCATTGCTGGCGCCAAGGCTGGTATCGCTGGAAGTCGGGCGCAAAGGGAGGCGCTCAAGTGGCAGGCCAAGCTGGGCGCCTCTGCCCCTGATCGTGTTGTGGTCGCCGGTGTTCAGATCCCGTTCCTCAGCCTGATTTGGCTGATGACCAAAATCATTCTGGCCGCGCTGCCAGCATTGGTGCTTGCTGTGTTTATCGTTTGGGCCCTCTTTTCGTTCGTGAAGAGAGTGGTCACTAGTTACAACATGTACACAGACAGGTACGAGCAAACGGAATTGCAGCTAGCTCTCAGGGGTAGCGCATCTGCCGCATCAGAGCAGGCGTCTTCTTCTGGTAGATGTTCAACAATGGCCGAGCTTGGCAGTGCCGTTATGCTTGCTCGACAGAACGGTTTGCCTATGGCTGACGCCAAGACGGCAGTTTCTGGGCATGGTGAATACAGCGATACGGTGCTGAGCCATATCGTGACTTCCGCTTATAGGCGCGATCGGCACGAAACTGCTTCCGAAAGGTCACAGCAGGTAGATACGTTTCGAAGAGAAACGTATGAATGGTGTGTCCGTGAGGGTATTTGACTGCAAGTAAATACCAAATCACTTCATTGAAAACGACCCGCTCCGGCGGGTTTTTTATTGCCTGGAGATTGGCATGTCGCAACACGAGATTCTATTTCCCAAGCCAGTCACTGTGCTGGTCGCTGGTCGCAAGGTCGTTGTTACCCCTGTGCGCTTCCGCGACTTCGAGCGCTTCGGCCAAGCGGCCGCCAAGGCCATTGCCATCGCTGCGGCCGAAACCACAGTGCAGCTGTATGCGCAGGCGCGTGACAGTGGCGTGCTGCTGGATGTGCTGCGATCCACCACCACCTTGAGCCGCTGGCGTATTCGTCGCCTCCCGGCCGCTGCAGCGGTGCAGCTCATGTATGAGGTGATCCGGGTCAACAAGGATTTTTTCGAGCAAGCCCTGGTAAGCGCAGCAAACGTGCTGGCTGGGGCGCAGCAGTCCAGCGACTGATCAGCGCCGGGCACCGCTGGGAGGATGTGCAGGGCTATACCCTGGCGCAGATCCAGCTGTTTGCCGAGGAATCAGCTTTGCAGGACAGGGCGCGCCTGCGCGACATGGCAATCGCCAGCCGCGCCGCGCAGCAAGATCAGAACAACTGGCAGAAGTTTATGAGGTCCGTCGATGAGCAAGGTTAAAACACAGCTGGTCATCGAGGGCGAGAACAAGGCCGGCCGTGCGTTTCGGGAGGCAGACTCCCAGCTCACCCGGCTGAGCAAAAACGCGAAAGCAGCTGGAGCGTTTTTGACCGCGGCGTTTACCGTCGGCGCTGGTGCGGCCGAACTGGCCCGCCGCTCGGCGGAGGCGGTGGTGCAGATGGAGCGCATGGCGCAGGTGTCGGGCACCACCGTCGAGGTATTCCAGCGCTGGCAGTTTGCGGCGCGCGCGCTGGGCATGGAGTCGGACAAGATCGGCGACGTCTTCAAAGACGTGCAGGACAAGGTGGGCGACTTCCTGCAGTCCGGCGGCGGGCCGATGAAGGACTTTTTCGAGCAGATCGCGCCTCTGGCTGGCGTCACTGCTGAGCAGTTCCGTGAGCTATCTGGCCCTGATGCGCTGCAGCTCTATGTGAGCAGCCTGGAGAAGGCGAATCTCTCGCAGTCTGAAATGACCTTCTACATGGAGGCCATCGCCAACGATGCGACACTGCTGCTGCCGCTGCTGCGTAACAACGGCGAGGAGTTTCAACGGTTGGCCAAGCGCGCCGAGGAGTTCGGCTTTATCGTCGGCGGCCAGACCGCAGCCGATGCCAAAGAGTTCGCGCAAAACATGGACACACTTGGGCTGGTCGGCGAGTCGGTCGGCAAGCGCCTGACGGCAGAAATGCTGCCAGCCATGAACGAGATGACGGGGTTGTTGCTCGATTACTCGAAGAACACCAGCACGGCTTCCACCGCGTCTGACATCCTGTCGTTCGGCCTGAAGACGGTGGCGACTGCAGTGATCATTGCCGGTAATGGCTTTGCCACGTTGGGGCGGCTGATCGGTGCAACCGCTGCGGCGGCCTCCGCTGTTGGCCGTGGTGAGTTTTCTCAAGCGGCAACGATCATGCGGACGGTCGTCGAGGATAACGTCAAAAGCGCGGGCGAGGCGATGGAGCAGGTTCGCAAGCTATGGGATGGCAGTTACCAGCGCGAAGGCGAGGGCGCGAACCGGACAGCGCAGGAACTGAAGGCTCTGAGTCGGGACACCGCAAACGACGTTGGCCGCTCCAATGAAGCGCTGGCCGAGTCATACAAGCAACTGACTGCAGACGCCAAGACCGCATTGCGGGAACTGGTCAGCCAAGAGAAGTCGGCCCAGAAGGATATCGAGGATATCCGCGAGAAGCGCATTGCCATTGAGCAGCGCTATGCGGATGCCATCAGCGGCTTTAATGGTAAGCCCGGCGCGTCCTACGGCAACGCGCAAGATTTGAAGATCGCGGCACGGCAGGCACTGCAGGCCGGTGACGTTGAAGGTGCCCAGAAGGCCGCTCAGGCCGCACTCAAAATGCTGGAAGATCTGGCGCAGGCTGGCGAGAACACCTACGGCTTTGAAGGGTTTGCGAAAGAGCTGCAGCAGATCGAGCTGGCCGCGAACGACATTGAGCAGTCGCGCGCCGAGCAGAAGCTGGCGGATATCAAGGCGCAGGTAGAATCACTCAACAACCAGATCACGGAGCTGACCAAGTTCGATCTTGAGATCGCCATGCCTGAGTCTGCCAAGCAGGAGCTGATTGCGCAGATGCAGGCGCTTGCAGACCGGCTTGGCAAAGAGCTGACAATCCAGCCGACAGTTCTTGCCCCAGCGGTTGCCAGTGGTGACGCTCTGCCTGGGTATGCGAGCGGCGGCCGCATCCGTGGGCCAGGCACCGGAACAAGCGATAGCGTGCTGATGTGGGGCTCGAATGGCGAGTATGTCATCCGCGCCGCAGCTGTGCGCAAGTACGGCCAGTCGTTTCTCGACAGCATCAACGGAATGAACCTGCCGCGCTACGCGGACGGCGGCATGGTCGGTGCTGCGCCGGCCACCGCTGGCGGCACACCCCTCTACCTCACCCTTGGCGACCGCACATTCGGTCTGCAGGGTGACTCCAGCACCATCGAAGACTTGGCGCGCTTTGCGCGTACCGCCCGACTCAAACGCAGGTAAACCATGACACAGATGATTTTGGGCGGCGTGCCGGTCTCGATCTTCAGCGGCGAGCCGCTGGTGAGCTATGGCGATGCTGGTGGCTCTACGGACGTGATCCTGTCTGGTGGCCGGCCGGTACGCATGACGCACTTCAGCAAGCGGGTGATCACCGTCACCGGCACAGGCTGGGTCAGCAGTGGGTTGGATGGCGTTAACCTGCGCGGGGAGCTGGACTTCTGGAGTCCCAAGCCGCTCACGCTGGCAACCGTAAGCACCACGGCCACGCTGACAGCAGCTGTGCGGCCTGATGAGCCGGTCACTGCCGAGGCGCTTGTGGGTGAGCAGTGGGTCAGGGCAGAGGTCACCATGAGCGATCTGGACGCAACCATTACGCCGGTGGCTGGTGCGGTGGTGTACCGCCTGGTGTGGTTCCCCCGTTTCACCGTGCTGGTTGATCCGCCTGCTGAGGATATCGGCGACCGGCAATTCAGCTGGCAGCTTGTCATGCGCGAGGTCTGACCATGCTCAACGCATATCCGCTTAACGCGGTGCCGCTGAACGGGCTGGGCAGCTCTGGCATCGTCACGCAGATCATCGAGCCGGGCAGCAGCTTCAGTTGGTCGCCGCGCCTGCTGCTGGATGGCGATGATGTGACTGATCAGCTGCTGGGCGCCATTGTGGTCGACCGGTCAGAGTCGGGTGACGCCGTTGCGTCTTTCCAGCTGTGGCTCGGCACTGTGCCGGTATCCATCGGCAGCTACAGCGGGCGCTCTGTCGTTATCGATATCATCCTGCACGGCGAGCCAGAGGTGGTGAGTCGCCGCTTCACCGGCCAGCTGGTACAGCCCGAGTTTGATGTGGTCTCTCGGGTCCTGAGCTGTGAGGCAAACACTCGTCTTGCCGAGAATGTCGAGGCCATGAGCATTGCAGCTATCGATGCCCTGGTGGGCGGGCTGTGGTCGCCGGACGTGTTCGAGGATGTCGCAGGCCGCTCACGCTGGGACTACGCCCAAGAGCGGCTCAGCACCCGCACCGCCAGCCTCAACGCAGACCGTTACGGCGTCCCGAGAATCACCCCTTGGCACATTGGCGCTGTGCATTATGAGTTTGCGCCGGGGTCCACAGTGCATGAGTCGGTTGACGTTGGGCTTGCAACGCTCAGCGATGCAGTGAACGTCTATGAGCTGGAGCTGGATTACCGCTACACGCGCTACCGCCAGCGTCGGCAGAACTACACTTGGCGCCACCCTGGCACGGGCGGGAATATGTCGCTGGCCGGGTTTAATGCGTGGCGGGCAGATTCGACCGAACTGCCAGACGTAGACATGATCACCGAGGCGGTCAACTCCGCTGACTGGTATCTGTCTTCGTCCACCTGGTACCGGCTCTACGGCGATCTGCCCAATCTGCCGCAGCCCTGGTACAACAAGAATACCGACCTGTTGCTCGGTGCCGACTTCTCGGCGTCGATACGATGGAGCCAGCGGGCTGTTGAGAAGTACACCGTCCGCCTTGAGGTGACTGACTCCGTGGCCGCCGTTGGCGATGTGATCGAGCGGGGGCGGGTGGTGCTCGACACCGACACCGAAAACGACCGGCTTTGGGACGAAAGCACCGGCGATGTTGTGGCCGCGGTTACGGATGCACCTATTGATCAGCTCCAGCGCCGCGACCCAGAACGCCTGGCGGCCGCTTTTGATTGCGCCGTATCGGCCGGCGTGGCCACGCTCTGCGCGGCGCAGCGGGCCAATGTTGTGACGTGGCAGGTGCCGCTGGCTCATGCGCTGGCAATTGATTTTGGTCGCCGCCTGCGCCTGCGTGATCAGGGGGCTGATGTCACCGGCATGGTCGTCATGCTGACCGAGGAAATGGACACCCAAACAGGTACCGCACTGCTCACCATTGGCATCGCGCCAAGCCTGGGCGCAGCGACCGCCGTCGGTGACATACCGGTATTGCCAGATCCGCCAGAGTTTGAGGATCAGCCGGGGCCAGTTATGCCCGGCTCTCTGCCGACCCAGATCGGATTGCGCGCCGACAGCCCGCCGTATGATGAAGAGCTGCCCGGTTTCGCCGGCAACTACTCGATCGGCAATGGCGACCCAGCAGACCGCTATCCCCGGCGCTTTGCGATTGATACCCCGGAGATTTTGGAGCAGTGGCGTAACGAGATTGAGGCCGCCGTTGTGGTCACCTATTCCATCGCGCCGCCAGCAGACACCCTGGAGCTGTAAATGACAACGCCAACCGAACGCGCAAACCAGCTGCGCGGCAATCTGAACGAGCGAGCCGGCGGCATTCGTGGCCGGCTGAACGCCAGAGCCCAGCGGCTTGCCGAGGGGCTGGCCCGCAATCTGTCGGAGATCATCGACCGCCCGCCGACGCCCCCAACACTCCGCCGCGAAGAACCGCGCGGCGGCATCCCGTCTGCACGCGGATATGCTCAGTACAACTACCAACCCGGCAGCAACCCCGGCAGTGGCGGCGGCATCGCCAGCCCCCTGGAAGAGGTGAACTACGGCAGCCGGCTGTACCACACGAACGGCATACCCAGCACTGACGGCCTGTTTGTTTATCCGCTGCTGAGCCGGCTGCTGCTTGAGGATGCGGACGGCGCGCCGGTTGAAATCTATCTTGCGGGCACATCGGCGCCAACACCATGAGCACAGAAACAAATGCTCCGCTGTGGGGTTGCCCATGGCACGGCGTCGTGCGTCGTGAGTTTGTCACGCCACCACCGGGCGTTGGTGGTGATCAGTATCTCTCGGCTCAGCAAACCCTGACGCTGCCCGGTGGTGCGGAAATGCCGTGGCCGCCGAGTTCGGATATTGATCAGGCCAACATCGCCCACCACGGCACGGTGTTTATGCAGCGCCTGCCTGGAGCCGCCCAAAGCCCGGAAACCCCTGCAGAGCAAGCTGCGCAGGGGATGGCATGGCGTGACTATGCGCTCGTTGCCGGTGGTTTTCGGGGCGAGGTACATGGCAAGCATCTTGGCACCAGGGCTTGGTTCTACTGGGATGCCGATATGGGTTGGCCGTGGAAACTCAATTTGTCGGTGCAGCGAGTCAGCCCTGCAAACGCATGGGACTTCGACGCTGTTGACTTGACGGTTAGCGCAGACCCGTCCGGATTTGTGCTCAAGCCTTGGGCTGGCCTGCAGAAAACAGCGCGGCTAAATGTACAGCAAACGGCGGAGTTCTCCCGGGCAGGCTGGTCGAATGGAGGCTTTCGCTATTGCGTGGTGGATGCGGTACCGGATGGCAGCAAAGTCATCGTCGGTGTGTACAACGCCGACAACCGCCCGCTGCGAGAGAACGCAGAGTCATTCACGGTCAACGATGTCACGGCGCTGGGGTTCTGGCTGATCGAAGTGAGCGGCACTCCTTTTGCCGGGGGGCTCAACTTTAGTGTGCAGGCAACCGAGCTCGCCACCCGCAGCGAATGCCTTGGCAGCGTCAGCCACACGCCGATGCCCACTGGCTCGGTCACAACCAACGTGTATACGCCCAATGACCTGCAGGGCTTCAGGATCGATGCGCCCCCAGGGCCGTACCCGCAGCCCTCCAACACGCCGCTGCCGCTTGTCTCTAGGTCATTCTCGGTCACGGAGGAGGTCGGCCAGGAGACAAGGACGCTCATCGGCAAAGTGGTGGGGTATTGGTTTGATGCCCAGGGCAACCCGGCGCCGGTGGTCGTCAATCGCATCGCCACACGTCAACGGGCCAGCACCTACACCGAGCAAATTCTGGATGACAGCTTGGTGATGGTGATCGACAGCGAGGGCGCAACAACCTACGCGGGTAGCGCCGAGGGCGAAGCCAGCAGGGTTATCACCGAGACCAACATTGATCAGCTTGCTGTGACCTGGAACGGGCAAACACTCAATGAAGAGTGCCGACACACACGGACGATCCGGTACGACTGGCACTACCAGGCGCAGGGCGGGTACTTCCCGCCGCCAGCAGCGCCCGGTGCGGCGATTGTGACATACACCGTTGTGGCAGAAAGCCCCGCAGGCCAGACGCAGCAAGGGCCGACAACCCAGCAGCTGGGCGCCGTTAGCGCGCCTGCCGGGTTGCCCGAAACTGCTGGCGAGTCAGCAGGCGCTGCCTATGAGTGCACCCTGGACAGCTTCCCCACGCTGATCAGGTGGTGCGACATGGCCTTTGGTGTGGCGTGCAGGGTCAGCACCACCGAGATTGGCGTTTCACGGGTGCTCACCCCAAGCGGCGAGAAGGGCGCGGCGGGTGTTCACCCGGTAACAAACAAGTACGGCGCTTACCAGCCGGTCACGGGGCAAGTGCTGATTGCCCAACGGCACCCCGTCAGATTTACCTGAGGACATAAAATGCTCAACTTTGTTGATAACTGGCTGCGACCGCTTCAGCTCACGGCGGCCCAAGTCGAGGCCGAGCTGGATTTGCCTGACGGCCAGTACATCCTGACGGTTGCGGACAGCGAGACAGCGGCCACGCGCTGGGAGATCCTTGCCGCCATGGTCGAATCAGGCCAAGCCATGCTGCTGCGCGAGAGTGCCCAGGAGTGGGGCGCCGGCAGTGTTATTTACTGCTCCGTGAACAGCGCAATTCTGGCTCAGATTTTCTTGGGGCAGGAGGCGCTGGATAGCCGTGTTACCAATCTGGAAGGCGCCGGGTTGCAGCAGGTCTATGCCGCGCCTACCGGTAGTGACGTAACGCTCGACCCGGCAATGCCGTATTGGGCTACCGCGCCCGGCGCCGGCCTGGTGACCTTTAGCGCACCAGCAGACCTGCCGGGTAGCAAGCGGCTAGAAAACACAGTCGAGGCAACGCTGTCCGCTGGCGGGCGCGTACGTATCGCCGGCAATGGCAGAGAAATCATTGAGGCGCTGATACAGCCACACGCTGACATATCGGCCTCTCTGGGGCCTAGCAACGCCTACCTCGAACTCACAGCCTCGGCCACTGCCCGTGTCAGGCTCACTATCGCCGTGCGGGCTGGAGAGTACGCCGGCGGGGTTATCCGGCTGCAGCTGGCGGTAGATATCGTCGACCTGGCCTCATACGCGCAGCTTTCCTGAAACTCGCCATCAGAGAACTCCTCACATGACACCCGCAAACCTAGCCCTGCGCATCGACCAGGGCGCGACCTTTCGTGCGCTGCTGCGCCTGATGCAACCCAACCCCGTCTACAAACCCATCACCGGTATTGCCGCCACCGGCCCGGTGCGGCTCACCGTAGAGCACGGCCTGCCCGGCGACTGGCCTGTGTGGGTTGAGCATGTCCGCCAACTGCCCGAGGCCAACCGCGCCCCGTTGCGGCAGCTGCCGCACATGGCCCAAGCAGTCACCGCCACAGAGCTGGACCTGCCCGGCATCAACGCCACCGGCACCCGGCCAGAGGGTGGCCAGCTGGTGTACCGCCCACCGCTGGACCTGACCGACGCCACCGCAGAGCTGCGCCTGTACGAGAAGGGGGCAGAGGTCGGCACGCTGCCGGTCACCGTTAACGCCGGCGGCTGGGTCGATGTGGAGCTGTCTGCAGTCGAAACCGCAGCTCTGGCCTGGCGCAGCCGCGAGTATGTGCTGGACGTGACTCTGCCGAACGGCGACGTGCTGCGCGCATACACCGGCACCATCACCGTGGAAGTGGCCGGTGCTGCAGCGGGGCAAGTGTGTCATGGCGTTGCCATTGTTGGTGGTGATCGCGGCCCGGCGGGGCTGGGAGTGGCTGCGGCGACCGTGGCCGAGAATGGCCACTTGATCCTCACGCTGCAGGACGGCACCGAGATTGATGCCGGTGTGATCGACCGGCCCTGGGGCACGATTCAGGGCGAGATTACCGACCAGCTGGACCTGATGTATCAGTTGGGGCTGAAGGTCAACCAGGCCAGCTACGACGCGTTTGCCGCCGGCGTGGCGGCAGGGCTGGCTGAGCGTTACACCAAGCCAGAAACAGATGCTCTGGTGGCCAGTCGCACCACGCCAGCGCAGGCTGCGGCGGCAGCGCCTGTGCAGAGTGTACAAGGCCGCACCGGTGACGTGGCGATAACCAAGGCAGACGTAGGCCTGGGCAGCGCAGACAACACCAGCGACATGGCCAAGCCGGTCAGCACCGCGCAGGCTGCTGCTCTGGCGCTCAAGGTGGACGTGTCGGATGTGCTCGATCAGCTGGAATCAGCGGACGCTACCAAGCCGCTGTCGGCCAATCAGGGGCGTGTGCTCAAAGAGCTGATCGACAACATCCAGACGCTGCTGGAGTCCGACAACATCAACCTCGACAGCTTGCAGGAGGTTGTCGACTTCATCGAGCAGAACCGGGAAGACCTGCAGAATCTGGGTATCAGCAACATCGCCGGCCTGCAGCCTGCCCTGGACAGCAAGGCCGCCACCAATGGCGACTACGTGAACCTGCGCGCTCGGTCCACCACCGCTGATGACGTTGGGCTGGGCCAAGTGGATAACACGCCCGATGCCAGCAAGCCGATCAGTGGTCCGCAGCAGGCCGGGCTGGATTTGAAAGTCGACAAGGTGGTTGGGAAGGGCCTGAGCACTGAGGACTTCACCACTGACGAAAAGAACAAACTGGCCGCGCTGCAGTCCGCTCGCGACCTTGAATTGAAACTGGCCTACGGGGTACACACTGCATGAGCACTTCGACTGCCTGGTCTCTGACCGCTTATACCCCGGATACCTGGACCCCGTTGGTGCAGGTGCCTGCTGACGTGACCAGCATCATTGTCACCAATACAGACCTGCTCAATGACAAGCTGGTACAGGTGCGGCTGGGCGCCGCAGAGATAGCGGGCGCCCAACTGGTGCCTGCCGGTGACGCGCTCAAGCTGGACATCAAAGCACTGCCGGTCTCCGCAGCCAGCCAGCTGCAGATCAAAGCGGATGCCGCCGGGCTTCACTTCACAGCGGCGGGGCTTGCGCAATGAGTGCCTGGCAACCGATGTGTAGCCGGGTGCTTGATGCTAACCCGATTGCAGATGCCATCGCGCTGGACTTGGATTATCGCAATGACCGTTATCGCGCACTCGACAGTGGGGTTTTAGTTGAGAAGCCTTGGTCAGATATAGTCAATAACTACTCAGCACCGGCTGGGCGGACTTACTTTGATAGCTCTGGGGTTTTGCAAACTGCTGCCGCGAATACCCCGATCAGGGCGTTTGACCCGGCCACCGGGGAGCTTCTGGGGAATCAGATCTGGGGAAGTTACACCTGTCTAAATCATCATTCTTTTGACCCCACAAACTCCGCGTGGATAGTCACGGGCGCAACGAGGACTCCCTACGGTAGCGCTGTCGGAGAGTTTACTCCGGTATAC